CGATGACTAAACTGCCAGATTATAGAGAAAAAATTTACAAGTTACTAAAGAAGAATAAATTAGTATCTTGAAACGTACGGAGTGGTGAAAGCGAGCGGGCGTACGACCGCCGATGGTAGACATGAGGCATCAGACAAATGCCTGCTGCTTTTTGGCAGCGTGGAGGTTCAAGTCCTCTCTCCGTACCGAGTTACTGCTCTTTGACATATAAGGAGAAACAAATTATGGAAACACTATCATTCATTTTAGGGGTAGCGTTTGTGGTAGTTATTGCTATGGTAATAGTTGCTGTTTATGCTGTCGTTAAGGTAAATAAGTTAAGTAAAGAATTAGAACAAACTCAGCTAGCATCGTCTAGAGACATTGAACGAGTCTACAGGGATATGCATGATTTAATGAATGATTCTAATAGACGTATAATTGAAGCTGAACAGACTATGTTTAGACAAATGGATTCACGTTTTGACAAGTTAGAAAACAAATTAAGTAACAAGAAATAAAAAATAGTTGGAGAGCAGTAACTTTTCCTTATATTAAAAGAATAAACCAGATAATATGGCACAACAACCAATGAACCTGAACATTTCACTCGATAAAACTTTAGGAGTTACGTGTGAACAATGCGAATGTTCAACTTTTATAGAAGTAACTTTCCTACGTAAGGTAAGTAAATTTATTACCGGAACTGATCAGGATGCTCTTATTCCTATTTCTAGCTTTGCGTGTTCTAAATGTGGACACGTAAATGAAGAATTTCAACCTAAAAACCTTTAATAATGCTCTACATTTTAAAATTTATTCTAGTAATGTTAGCTATGGTAGTAGCTGATGTTTGTTGGACTTTTTACTTTATAAAAGTAGAAGAAAGAAAAGTAATAGCTTCCGGTGTATGGTCATCGCTTATTATTGTAAGTAGTGCATTCATTACAACAAGTTATGTAGAGGATAGATCTTTGATTCCTGCTGCAGTATTAGGTGCTTTTATAGGTACTGCAGGTACGGTATGGTACAAAAAGAAAACTGAAAACAAATGACTTTAAATAGAGATTTGGGAGTAATAACTATCCACGATGGTCCACATAAAGAAAGACCAAAAGATACTATTACAAATGCAGTAATGGAAGATTTACGAAGCAGAGCAGATAGAGGGTGGAAGAAGTATAATACTACATTAGGTGAAAATAATCATCAGAATATGCTTCAGCATGCCTACGAAGAAGCTCTCGATCTAGCTCAGTATCTAAAAAAGGAAATAACAACTCTCAATACTGTTCAAGATTTAGTCAAACAGTATCCTAGCGATCAAGAATTAGGAACTAAAATAAGAGAGCTGTATGGCCAAAAGTAAAACGGTTAGCTATAGTCAGTATTCTATTTACAAGCAGTGTCCTTATCGCTGGTATTTAGATTATGTAAAGAAGCTACAACCTTTTAAACCTTCAATACATTTAATCTTCGGTACTGCTTTTCATGAAACCTTACAGAACTATCTTAAAGTAATGTACGAAGAGTCTGCTACAGCTGCAGATAAGATACATCTGCCTACCTATTTTAAGACTAGACTTATGGAGCTGTACAAAGAGAACTCAACACAAGGTCACTTCTCTACTCCAGAAGAGTTAACAGAGTTCTACGAAGATGCTGTAGCTATTCTAGATTTTATAAAAAGAAAAAGAGGCTTGTTTTTTAAGAAGAAAAATTCTGAGCTAGTTGGAATTGAAATTCCTATCAACGGACAGATAGTGGAAGGGATTGAGTTTGTTAAGATGAAAGGATTTATTGATTTAGTTATTCACGATAAAACTCTCGATAAGTATATCATTTACGATATCAAAACTTCAACTAGAGGATGGTCGGATTACGAAAAGAAAGATCAGACTAAGATCAATCAAATACTCCTATATAAACGATTCTTCTCAGTTCTAAAAGAGGTCCCTGAAGATAAGATAGATGTACAGTTTTTTATAGTACGTAGAAAAATTAATGAGAATTTAGAGTTTGTCCCTAAGAGAGTACAAGAGTTTATACCTGCTAACGGAACTAAGAAAGTTAAAGCTGCTTTTGAAGATCTTCAAGACTTTGTAAAAAATGTTTTTACAGTCGATGGAGAATATCAAGAAAAAGCTTATATTAAAAATATTGATAAGTGCAAATTCTGTCCATACCTCGATAGGCCTGATCTTTGTGATAGAAAAAATAGTTAAGGATATATAGTTTTAGATATAGATTGTACTATTTATTAATAAATGTACTATTATGCATATCGGTAAAAAAGGAGATATCCTAACGACAGTACGCTTACAAGATGAGTTGTTTGAAGCCTTTAAGTTAGAAGCTGTTAAGAATAAGATTACCATGAGAAATCTTTTAGAGAGAGCTATGTTCCTCTATTTAACTCAGGAAGAATTTAAAAAAACTATTAACAATCAATTAAGCGCTCGTTATACTAAACCAACAGAATAAGTTACATGAAAGAAGGTTACGTTCCTAAGGAACAAAGGAAGAAGATTCTTTTGCTTTGCGATGATATTAGATTTACTTCCGGTATTTCTACGATGGCAAAAGAAATAGTAATAGGCACGGTTCATCATTTTAACTGGGTGAATCTAGGTGCAGCAATAAATCATCCCGAACAAGGAAAAAGGTTAGATATCTGTCAAGATACTAGCAATCTAGCAGGTATCCCAGACGCGTCCGTTTTCATTTACCCTACTTCCGGATACGGGTCTCCAGAAACTATCCGACAGTTGATAGATATTGAACGACCTGATGCGATTATGTTCTTTACCGACCCTCGTTACTGGATTTGGCTATTTCAAATGGAAAACGAAGTAAGGAAAAAAATACCTTTAATTTATTTGAACATTTGGGACGATCTACCTGCACCTCTGTACAATAAACCTTATTATGAATCCTGTGATACATTAATGGCTATTTCAAAGCAAACAGCCAATATCAACAGGATGGTGTTAGGAGATAAAGCAAAGGATAAAATTATCAAGTATGTTCCTCACGGAATTAATGAAAATATATTTTATCCAATTAAGCCTGAAATGACAGAGGAGTATAATAAAGTACAGGAAAAAAGAAAGCAGTTTTTTGGAGCTGACCAACCTGATTTCGTTGTACTTTATAACGCTCGAAATATTAGGCGTAAATGTCTTCCCGATCTTATTTTAGGTTATGTACAATTCTGCGATCAACTCGAAGCAGAGCAAGCTAAAAAATGCGCTTTACTTCTACATACTCAGCCGGTAGATGAAAATGGAACAGACTTACCTGCTGTAATTGATCTTCTCTGTGATCCAGAAAAACATAGAGTAGTATTTTCTACAGATAGAAATACACCTCAGGACATGAATATACTCTATAACTGTTCTGATGTAGTCGCTTTACCTTCATCTAACGAAGGATGGGGATTAAGTCTGACAGAAGGTATGATGTGTGAAAAACCAATCATTGCAACTGTTACAGGAGGTATGCAAGATCAAATGAGATTTGAAAATAAGGACGGTAATTGGATAGAGTTTGATGAAAATTTCTGCAGTAATCACTTTGGTACCTATAAGAACTGCGGCATTTGGGCATTTCCGGTATTCCCTAGCAATAGAAGTCTTGTTGGATCTGTACCTACTCCTTACATTTTTGACGATAGAGCTGACTTCAAAGACATAGCTAGTCAGATACTTGCAGTTTATAAATGCGGAAAAGATTATAGAGAGTATATTGGTCAACAAGCACGTAAGTGGGTCACTTCAGATGAATCAATGATGTCGGCTAGATGGATGTGTAAAAATGTTATCGACACTATTGAAGAAACATTTACGAAATGGAAACCTAGAGAGAGTCACGAATTTATAAAGATTACAAAATTACCTAAAAAGAAAATCGTACACAAGTTAACTTACTAATATGAAACAGTTATGCGTTATTTCTGCACCTCCAGATACCTATAGCGGTTATGGAGCTAGAGCTAGAGACCTTATCAAAGCAGTCTACGAATTAAAAAAAGATGAATGGGATATTAGAGTTATCTCTCAACGGTGGGGAAGTACACCTTGGGGTTTTATAGATGATAATATAGAAGAATGGGGATGGATAAAACCGTTATTTGTAAATAACCAATTACCAAAGCAACCAGACGTCTGGATGCAAATAACAGTCCCTAACGAATTTCAACCTGTAGGCAAAGTTAATATAGGAATTACTGCTGGTATTGAGACGACTATTTGCGATCCTGAATTTATAAACGGATGCAATAGAATGAATCTCGTTTTGGTTTCTTCTGATCATGCGAAGAAAGTTCTAGAAAGTACTGCGTATGAGCAAAAAGATAAAAATACCAACACTACTGTTGCCGTTCTTAAAGTACAAACACCTATTCAGATTCTTTTTGAAGGTGTTGATCTAAATAAATACTTTTTTATTCCAGAAAAAGAATTAAAATTATCTCCGCTAGTTAGTAATCTAAATAAGATAACAGAGCAATTCTCTTTTCTATTTGTAGGACACTGGCTACCTGGTGAGTTTGGCGAAGACCGTAAAAATACTAGCTTACTAGTTAAATTGTTCTTAGAGACATTTAAAGATAGGAAAGAACAGCCAGCATTAGTTTTAAAAACTTCTCAAGCTGGTGCTAGTATTATGGATAGAGATGAGATACTAAGAAGAATAGATTTGATAAGAAATAGTGTTGTAGCAAAAAAATTGCCAAATATCTATCTTGTTCATGGAGATTTAGATGATAGAGAGATTAATAATTTATATAATCACCCTAAAATTAAAGCATTTGTATCTCTAACTAAAGGTGAAGGTTACGGGAGACCGTTAGCAGAATTCTGTTTATCTAAGAAACCTGTTATTGCATCCGGATGGTCTGGACATACTGATTTTCTAAATCCAGAGTTTAGCGTTCTTCTTCCAGGAGAGATTACACCTGTACATTCATCAGCATTCGCAAAAGGATTAATAATCGAAGGCTCATCATGGTTTTCAGTAAATCATTCAGCAGCCGCACAAGCCCTTGTAAATGTTTATGAAAACTATAGTAACTTCGAAGGACTTGCTAAGAGACAAGGACACAAAATAAAAACAGAATTTAATTGGGATAATATGGTTTTAGTTTTAGGTGAATACTTAAACCGATATGTTCCAAAGCAAAATGAAGTCGTCTTACCTAAGCTACAGAAGATTGAACTACCTAAATTAAAAAAGTTAGATTTATGACAGAGCACGATTTTATAATTTGGTTAAAAGGTTTTTCCAAAGCAGCAAACCCGTATAATGTTACACCAGAGCAATGGAGAACAATAACTGAAGAACTAGAGAAAGTGAATAAGACCTCAGTAAGTTTGGGTTTAACTTCTAATTCAACTGCTACAACTCTCCCTTCCAATGCAGTAGTTTCGTATACAACTGACAGTAAAACAATACTTCATGACTGACCAAATGATCATATGTTCTAAATGTGGATGTGATGGATGTTATAAAGCACCTATTAACGAAACTAAGTTTAGTTATTTTTGCTGGGGGTGTGGCTTTCAAACTAACGACTTAATGATAGAAGGAGAGTTTGATTTCGTTCAATACGAAGAAACCTTACCAGAGCTTTATAAAGACAGTAAGTATGTAGATTCTGAAAAGAGAGTTTGGTATCCTGCAAGCATTAATATACCGGACAAAGGTACAGTGTTTTTAAGCGGTAAAAGTGTAAAAGAAGTTCAATGGTCAGCAATTAAAGTTGTAATTTTAACCGAAGAAGAAAAAGCATTACCTAAGTATAGAGGATTAATTTATAAATCAGATCCAAAATCTATGAAGCACTTTGGTAATGATTTTATAGAAGCTTGCGATTATGTTGGAATTTTTGATAAACAGTAATTATGTTTCGAATCAGTTATGCTGTTACAGCTCATAATGAGTATGTAGAATTAGATCGGCTATTATCTCAACTTGATAAAAATATCAGAGATATAGACGAGGTCGTTATACAGGTAGACAGTACAGTCACCCAGGAGGTACTAAACGTTATAAGCAAGTATCCTGCATTCTCTTTATGGCAATTTCCTCTTAAAGGAAACTTCGCTGCTTTTAAAAATAATCTAAAAAGTAAATGCTCAGGAGAGTGGATTTTTCAAATAGATGCAGATGAATATTTACATCCAGATCTTTTTGAATTACTACCGCAGGTCTTAGCTAGCAATCCCACTACTGAATTGTTCTTAATACCTAGAATTAATACAGTAGAAGGACTAACACAAGAACATATACAAAAGTGGAAATGGAGAGTTGACGAGAAGGGATGGGTTAATTTTCCTGATTATCAAACTAGAATTCTTCAAAACTCTCCTAAGATAAATTGGGTAAGTAGAGTACATGAAGTAATTACAGGACATAGTAGTTATGCTATGTTACCCCCTGAAGAAATTTACTGTCTTATACACCATAAAAATATTAGCCGTCAAGAAGTACAGAATCAATTTTATAGTACGTTATGAAGAAAGTAACATATAGCATAGAGAAGTATCCTTTTAAAGACAAATTGCAGCAGGTATTTAAGGTAGAAGAGCTTTCAGCAATTAATGATAGTGTAGAAGTCTTTAAACGAGAAAATGATCAAAGTACAGAGTACCACAAAAAGTACTACGAATGGGCTCGAACTGAAGAGTTTGCAGTATTATACGAAGCATTTGTAGTTAATGTTGTCAAGCCGTTATACAACGAATCCATAGTGTATCAAGCGATACCGACTTTCAGAGTAGCTTATCCTAATAATATAGCTGTTGGAGAATGGCATAAAGATAAATGGTATAGAGATCAGGAATGGGCAGAAGACGTTAGAGAAGACAATTTTTATTTACCATTTACTGATGCATTCGACACTAATACGATATGGGTTGAATCAGAAGAAAATAAAGGAGACTACGCACCAATCAACTGTAACTATGGAGAACTTGTACAGTGGGACGGAAGTAACCTGACTCACGGAAATAAAGTTAATGAAACAGGAAAAGCTAGGGTTAGTATAGATTTTAGAGTTATGAAATATTCAAACTATAAGCCTAGTGAACATGGTTCTATCAATACAAAGACCAAATTCCAAATAGGAGGTTATTATAAATCAGCCTAAGTATGAATAAGTTTATTATAATAACACCTGCCTATAACGTGGAGCAGTGGATAAGTTTAAATGTAGAATTGATTAAACATCAAAGCTATAAAAACTACCTACATGTCGTCATAAATGATAAATCAAAAGATAATACTGTAAGTGAAATAGAAAAGCAACGACATCCTAATCTGCTACTTCTTAGTACGCCAGAAGGTAGCGGTGGAAGCCAAGGAGCAGCTTATCTTTATGCTATCGAATATTTAGAAGCAAATAACCTAATTTCTCAAGAAGATATAATAGTAGAAGTTGATTCAGATGATTGGCTATCATCTGTGTTTGTACTAGAGTACTTAGATAGAGTGTACCGTAATCAAGATGTATGGATGACTTACGGACAGTATCAACTTTATCCAGCAGCAGAAGTAGGCGGACATTACCAATGGAGTATAAACGATCACGTTGATGCAGCAAATTCACATAGAACTAATCCGTTTCCTTACTCACACCTAAAAACCTATAAGTACTGGTTGTTTAATAAAATCAATAGAAAAGATCTTATCAATCCAGAAACCGGTAAAATTTTTAGTACAACGTGGGATCATGCATTATGTATACCAATGGTAGAAATGGCAGGAAAAGCACATACATACATGTGCGAAGACATATTATATGTTCTTAATAGATCTGAAAATCTTAATAACGAATCTTCAGTGAATTTAAATAAGCAAAAACAGGTTGAGAGTGTAATTAGATCTTTAAACAAGTACCAAAGACTGTAGCAGATGATTAGTAAAGACTCAAAGAGATACTGGTTTAATTTGTTTATAAGTAATGGTGGAGATGATAGGTTCCTCTACGATTTCGATTTAAACGAAAACAGTGTAGTGTATGATATAGGATCCTTCGATGGCGAATATTTTACAAGTATTAGTAAAAAATATAAATGTAATATACATGCTTTCGAACCTGTAACATCTTTTTATACGGACAGTATCGCAAATCTTCCACCTAAAGTTACTCTTAATAATTTTGCCCTAGGGAGCAATTCCGATGACTTCGATATTGCATTAGCAGGGAATTCTTCGAGTATTTTCGGGACAGGTGAAAAGGTAACTTGTAAAAAGGTTAAGTTTGTAGACTACGTAAAAAAAGCAGGTACGGATAGGATAGACCTATTAAAGGTAAATTGTGAAGGAGGAGAGTACGAGCTATTAGATACGATTATTAAGAGCGAATGGCTTGATAAAATCGACAATATTATTATTCAGTTTCACACAATAGACAGTATACCGGAAGAAGAGAGACAGCGTCTTGTAGAAAACATATGCAAGACACACAGTAAAACTTTTTCGTTTCCGTTCGTATGGGAAGGATTTAAATTAAAAGTATGAACGGGAATTATATAACATGCGACCTGTTAGGGCCTGGAGATGGACAGTTTAATTTTGGACTAGGAAATCAACTATTTCAAGTAGCTGCTTTAATCAGTCACGCTTACGATAATAACCTAGTTGCGACTTTTCCTCAGATCAGATTACCTCAATACGGGGGATATGATAGTAATATAATGTCAAGGGTAAATAGCGAGAGTATTAGTATAACCGATTTCAAACAAGTAGAAATGCCTTTCTGGTTTCACCCTTTGCTCAAAGAAGCAAATATTCTGTATAGAGGGTATATGCAATCAGAGAAGTATTTTGTACATAATCGCCAATTAATACTGGATACTTTTGCTCCAACACAGCAAATAAAAGATTATATTAATAACAAATACGGAAAGCTTTTAGAAAGCAATTTACTATCTCTACATGTTAGACGTAGCGATTACCTACATTTATCTAATCATCATCCAGTTGTTCCATTAGATTATTTCGATGCTGCTACCAAGTACATAACTAGTAGAACAGATATTGACAAGTATGTAATATTTAGCGACGATATAAAATGGTGTAAAGAAACATTTGGAGATAGTGAAGAAATTATTTATATTCAAAAAGAAGCTGACTACATTGATTTATATCTTATGTCTATGTGTAAGCATAATATTATTGCAAATAGTACATTTAGCTGGTGGGGAGCATGGTTTAATCAAAATGCTGATAAAATCGTAATTGCACCGGCTACCTGGTTCGGTCCTGCTAGATCGAATTTAAATACGGGAGACTTGCTACCTGAAACCTGGATAAAATTATAAATGAAACCTACAAGAATAGTAATAAGAGAAGATCTAGACCATTTTAGCCCAGTTGGTGTAGACTGGCTTAAAGGTTTTACAAAGGCAGGGTATAATGCAATACTAATAAGTAAAGACTCTGAATTAGTAAACATAGAGGCTGATTTGTTTATTAATATGAGTAATATACATACTAATATAGAGTATATAAGACAGATAAAAGCTAAAAATCCAACAACCTATGTTCTATGTACAGTACTAAAACCTTTAGAAAAACTAGAACCTTATTTTAACTACGTAGATTGTTGGTTTGATTTAGGAGCTTACCATCCTTATTATCAAGAGTGGTTTGAGTCTAGAGATCAAAAATTCATATCCGTACTAGAAGCATCAGATCCAGAAGAGCTGTACGATTTAAAAATACCTAATAGTCAAAAAACAGATTTTTCTTTTGTAGGTCAATTTGGAAATACAGGACATGGATATAGACATGAAGACTTATACCTATACCCTTTCATAGACGACTCAGCATTAAGTCATAACTTATTTGGCTTTAGTTATAAGACAGTCCCTTACAGACGTGTTAATTTCAAAGATATTAATTTAGTATACAACAATTCTATAATTAATGTAAATTTTCATTACAGTTTTCAGAAGTACGAAAACGTTGTACTGAATAGAAGAACATTTCACGTAGCAATGAGCGGTAATTTTCAACTAATAGATCATCCTAATTACCCAGACCTGTTTAACGAATTACCTTCTTATCCAGATCCGAAAGACTTTAGAGAAGCTTTTTACTATTATAAAAATAATGAGGAAGAAAGATCTAAAATTACAAAAGAAGCTCAAGAATGGGCTTTAAAACATCATACCTGGGAAGTAAGGATGAACGAATTACTTAAAATTATATAAATGGAGAAAATATATTCAAAAATAGAACCTGATAAACTACTTCACATAGTAGTAAGGAAAGAGGAAATGTTACCTGGAAGACAAGATATTGTTCCTGAGGATAACTTTATACAATGTTCTATTCTTAATATGACTAAGGGTAAAACATTTAAACCTCATAGGCATATTTGGAAACAAAGAACTAGAAATGTGATTGCTCAAGAGAGTTGGATTGTAATTCAAGGTAAAGTACAGTGTATATTTTACGATATAGACAATACAGTAGTTTCAACACCAATACTTGAAGTAGGAGATGCTAGTTTTACCTTAGAGGGAGGACATAATTATATTATTTTAGAAAATGATACTCTAGTTTACGAATACAAAACTGGACCTTACGAAGGACAAGCATTAGATAAAACTTTTATAGATTGATTTTATGATTAAGTTAAATCTCGGATGTGGTTGGAGAAACTTCGGTGAAGAATGGATTCATATTGACGGAGGAAATTATTCTCATTTACATTCAAAAGATATTGTTAACCTTCCTTTTGAAGATAATTCTGTAGATCTTATCTACGCTAGCCATGTATTTGAGTATTTTGATAGAGAAGAAGGAGAAGAGTTGCTTAGAAAATGGCATACTAAATTAAAACCAGGCGGTGTAATTAGACTTGCTGTACCAGATTTTCAACAAATGGCCCGTCTTTATGCATTTGAAAATATGCCCCTCTCTAAATTTCTAGGCCCTTTATATGGAAAAATGCCAATGGGTGACAAAGTAATTTATCATAAAACAGTTTATGATTTTGTGAGTCTACAAATACTTTTAAGAACCTGCTCTTTCAGAGAGATCTGTAAATACGATTGGCAGGGAACAGAGCATGCTCAGTTTGATGATCATTCTCAAGCCTACATACCGCATATGGACAAAGAGAACGGAACCCTTATCAGTTTAAACGTACAAGCAGTAAAATGAGCAAAGTAAATTTTCTAGTAGTAAATCAATTTGAAAATAAGATAGCAGAGTTCTTTGGAGCACCTTATGCTATAGCTGTTGATAGTTGTACCCACGGAGTTGAATTAGCTCTTCGTCTTACTAGAGCGTATGAAATTACTGTACCTACTCGCACTTATCTCTCAATTCCCTTTCTAGCAGATAAACTTTTGCTTGAAAGATTTTGGAAAGACGAAGAATGGACTGACTACTATTACCTAACTGATAGAGTAATCGATGCAGCTGTACTTTGGAAGCCTAAAAGTTATATACCAAATACTTTTATGGGAATTAGTTTTCAATATCAAAAACACTTATCTTTGGGTAGAGGGGGTGTTATACTCTGTGATAATTTAGAAGAGGCTCAAGAGCTAAAAAAGATGTCTTACGATGGTAGGTTACCAAACATACCTTGGAGAGAACAAAACATAAGCTCTATAGGCTATCATTACTATATGACACCAGAGACTGCCCAATTAGGGCTAGACAAACTACCAGCTGCAGTACTGTCTGAACCTAGACAATGGACAGTAAATGATTGGCCGGATTTAACTCAAATGGATATTTTTAAAAACAGAATATGAAAAAAGCGTTTATAACAGGTATTACAGGGCAAGACGGAAGCTACTTAGCAGAGTATTTAGTCAAGCAAGGCTACGAAGTACATGGTATTATGAGAAGAAACTCTGTACCTGAGCATCAAGACACAAGACTCAAAGAAGTAGCAGATGAAGTACGTACCTATTACGGAGACTTACTTGATGCCGGCGGGTTAACTAAGTTACTAGCAAAAATTCAACCAGACGAAATTTATAACATAGCTGCTCAAAGCCATGTACGTATTAGTTACGACATACCTCAATTTACAGTACAGACTAATGCTCTAGGAGTCTTAAATGTATTGGAAGCTTACAGAGAGACTTGTCCTACGGCTAGGTTTTACCAGGCGAGCTCTTCAGAAATGTTCGGCTCTTCCGTAGATTCTGACGGATTCCAGAGAGAGACTACTCCTATGAATCCAGTCTCCCCTTACGGCTGTACTAAAGTATTTGGCTATAACATTGTACGTAATTATAGAAAAGCCTATAATCTTCATACAAGTAACGGTATTTTATTTAACCATGAATCTCCCCGTAGAGGTTCTAACTTCGTAACTAATAAGGTGGTTAAGACAGCTGTACAGATTAAATTAGGTTTGGCAAAAGAACTTGAATTAGGTAACCTAGATGCTTATAGAGATTGGGGACATTCAAAGGATTACGTACGTGCTATGCATCTTATACTTCAACAAGATCAACCGGGAGATTGGGTTGTAGCTACTGGAGAAACTAGATCTGTAAGAGATATGTGTAAATATGTATTTGAAGTTCTGGAAATGGATTATCAAGAATATGTAATACAAAATCAAAAGTTTTTACGTCCAGAAGAACTTCCTTATTTAAAAGGAGATCCGAATAGAATTAAAGCACTTGGATGGAAGCCTGAGTATACTTTTGAAAGTATGATGGATGAAATGATCGATTACTGGCTCAAAATTTTTACTAAGTGAGAATAGCGTTCTTTACTGAAATGAACTTTAAAGGTAAAGTGCCACGTGTTCATGAGAACATGAGGACAGAGTTTGCATGGATGTGTGCATTGAATGCCGATCATTACCATATAAAAGACATACCGGTAGAAAATTACAGTTTAGGAATAGTAATTATACCTAAAAAGAATCCAGACTTTAATATACAAAACTTAAGACAGAGTTGCGGAAGAATAGCTGTAATGCAAGAAGGACCTAATTGGTATTGGCAAGACTATGATTTAGCAAAACAAGTCTGGTACTATAACACTCTAGTATCAGCAGATATTATTTTTGCACATAATCACTCCGATAAACTTTATTACCAAGGATTAACTAATCATCCCAATGTAAGAGTAATGCATTCACTTATGATAGAGGATGCTATTGATAAAAACGTCTTAACGCCTGTCAAGTCTAGAGAAGGAGTAATTATCGGAGGTAATTTTGTATCCTGGTATGGAGGCTTTGATTCGTATTGCGTAGCTCAGGAAATATCCGAGAAAGTATTTGCACCCTCTATGGGCAGGAAGCAGCTTGGAGAAGAAAAGCTTTTAAATCATTTACCTTACGTTTCCTGGAAAGATTGGATTACACAGTTAAGTAAATTTAAATACGGCATTCATTTAATGAGAACTTACGCCGCTGGTACATTCGCACTTAACTGTGCTTACTTAGGTATACCTTGTATCGGTTATAAAGAATTGGATACACAGAGAATTTGTCATCCTAACCTGACTATCGAAGTCGGCGATTTAATTACAGCTAGAAAATTAGCTAAGCAGTTAAGAAACGATAATAGTTTTTATCTTGAGCAAAGTGAAATTGCGAAGTCTAATTATAGGAAGTTTTATACAGAACAAAGTTTTTTAGACTACTTTAAAGATATCATATGTTAAGCGGGGTATGGATGCATGAAGCAGAAAAGGCTGTTATAGAAAAGTATTTAACTCAAGATACTGTCATGATGGAATGGGGAAGTGGAGGCAGTACTGTAGAGTACTCGAAAAGAGTTAAGAAGTATTATTCAGTAGAGCATAATTTTGATTGGTACCAGAAAGTAAAAGTCTCTGTAGGAGCTAATGTAACTCTCTTTTACCGTCCTGTAACTAAGCTTCCGCCTGATGAACCTCATTATAATCAGTCAACCTATGAGTATTACCGAGAGTATCTA